CGCAAGGTGCCGATGTCCACGATGTTGCGTGGACTACCGACCGTGCCCACCCGGCGCTGCGTCTCCCGTGGCCAGTTCCAGGCCGAGGGGTTGAACGATTTCTGATACCTGCCGAACAACTCGGCAAAGGTGGTCTTCACGACGGCCTGCAGCTTCCCGCTCAGCTCCCCCGGACTTGGGCCCGTGACGGTGGTTTCAACTCGGATGCTCATGGTTCAGATTGCAGTGGACAGAGCGGCCTTGAACTTGTCCCCTAGGGCCTCGCGTAGCTCCGCACCGATGCCGCCCACCCCGAAGGGAAACTCCAGGATGCGCAACTGCCCCCGCTCGGCACCATCGGCCAGCGTGGGCAGTGCGGTGAGGTCGGTCGCCACCGCTTCCCCGGTGGCCCCCGGCAGCATCCCTGCAGGCCGGTAGCCCGTCTCATCCCACGTGAGGGAATCCCCGGCCGCCAGCCAGCTTGCGGAGCCCAGCAGGGCCCAGCGGGTGATGAAGCCCTCCAGGATCAGAGACCCGGCTTTGACGCCCGGTAGATCCTGTTCGCTGCGGCCCTGGGGCTTGGCGAACATCTCGACCACCACAGCAGGGCCAGCAGCAGGCACCCCCGCCCGGAAGTTGGTGATCGTCCCCGGCGGTGCCCAGAGCATCCGCAGGTTCGCGTAGGGGGCGAAGTCGGTGGCCATCAGCTACGCACCAGCATCGCCATTCCGCTGCCGCCGCCTACGACCGGTTGGATCCCCAGCGCCTGGAAGATCCGCCCTTTTAAGTCGGCCATACGTGCGCCGAGCACGGCGCCTGCCGTCCCACCAGCGCCGCCCGATTCGTACTTCACCCGCAATAGGCTGGTGTCCCACTCCAATACGTCGGCCTTTTTCTTCAGGTCGTCGCGGCTGAGGCTGCTGCCAGGAGCGGGGCCTTCGTAGCTCGCCGCATTGCCCAGATGCGCCTTGCCCGATTCCACCTGATCCGCGTAGTCCGCTTCCAGGTTCTCGATCTCGTCGATCCATCGTTGCACCTGCACCACGGCAGCGGAAGAGGTGATCGCCACCCGGTTGAGAATCGAGGTCAGTTCGGTGAGATTGGTCACCGACAACGGCCAGCCCGCATAGCCACGGATCAGCTCACGGTCATCCCGTGGGGTGATCCGCCACAAACTGTTCAGGACGGGGATGGCCATGGCGCCGCACGATCTGGCTCAGGTTTCCAGGAAACCTCAGGTAGTGATCGGGTTCCCCGTGTACAACGACAAGGCAGGCAAGGGCATGGCAATGGGCAAGGCAGGCAAGGGCACCGCCAAGGGCTCGAAGCCAGTGATGGGGAAGAAGGGCAAGCCTGCTAAGGGCGGTGGCATGAAGGCCAAATGATCAACCCTGCTGAGCCAGCCAGCTCCTGATTCGCTCCTCCCTGGCAGCAGTGTGAAACGACTGGGCCTGATACCACTGCCAAACATCGCAGTGGTTCTTACTGACGTTGCACTCCGCACAGGCCGGGACAAGGTTGGAGCGCATCGTCATCCCGCCGTTGGCCTTTGGGTTCACGTGGTCAAGGGTGACCTTCTCAGGCTCGCATCCGCAATAAGCGCAGGCTCCTTCCCATGCGTTGATAATCTCCCGCCTGAAACTGCTTTTGGTGGCCCGCTTCGGGACCAGCTCTGATCCCTCGATGCGGTGGCCGGACACCTAGGCCAGCCCCTGGAGCCAGACCCGAGCGCTCGTACCGATAGACCGCTCCAGCATCGAGCAGATCTTGTCCCCGGTCTTGGCTGGCAGGTTCAGGGCCACATCGCGCAGCACCTGGCGCGTGGCCTCCTCATCGCGGGCGCCAACCGTGGCGTGCAGGGTGAGAAACGCCCGTAGGTCAAGGGGCATGGCGCGGCGTTGCGTTTCCCTAGCTTGCCAGTTTGCGTTGGGAACCGTAGCGGCTTACAATGGTCGAGCCGGGGAGGGTTCCTTGTTCTGCGCAGGGACCGTTGTACCTCTCCGGCACCCCTTACCACCACCACCGATGACCGACCGCACGAAACACTCAGCGGAGGAAGGCTGGCCCGAGGTTGCAGCCAGCCTTCAGTCGTGGCTTGATGCGCTTCCTCCGGGTCCTGCCACCCCCTTACAACCACCAATGACCGACCCCCGCCTCATTGCCCTGTCTTCCAATCCAGGGCAGGTTGAGCCCGGCCCATTTTCAGAGCACGATCTAAGCGAGCAGTGGAACGCGCAGGCTGACGAGTTCAACCAATGGGAATCGTTGGATTCCTCCGAGCAGCTGGCATGGGCTCAGACTCGCGCTATCAATTCAGGCCAATTCGCTAGCTTAACGCAAGAGCTCACCGCCCCCATTGCGTGGTGCCGATCCGATGATTTCCGCAATTCCTTGATCAAGAGGCAATCTTTCAATGGCTGGCGGGAGCAGCACCCCGACTGCGACATGGCGCTGTACGCGCAACCCCAGGCCAGTGCCGCCCAGTCCGCCCCAGATGCAGACCAAGCGGAAGGGCCAAGCCTCGCGGATGTTGACCAGTTGTGCAGGGAGTTTGGCTTCCACTATGCCGATGGCGAAACCTGGGTACTGGGCTACGACGACACCCTTGCTGTCCTGCGCGACATGATCGCCGTCGCTATCACCCGCTGGCCTCCGGTTGCTCAGGCCGTGGCGAGGCCGGTGGACCTAGCCGCCCTACACGACCCCGACTTCTCCGACGGCCTGACGGCAAGCCAGCACCTTGACGTGCTGCGGGGCGGGCCGGATCCTCGGGTGACTGCCACCCCCGCACCGGAAGAGCCCGAGACAGAGCGCGTCCTGAGGCTGGCTGAGATCATCAGGGAGGCGGACGGCGGAAATCGCCTAGGCGCTGCTGCGCTGGCTGAGGCGATCCTGGCGCACCCTGGCTTCAGCGGCTGCCACGATGGCCCTGCTGATCTGCCAGCGCCAGACCACGTGAACCTGATTGGCTTTGCCTTCGGGCGGGAGCCGTGGGCAACGTGGCTGCGGCAAGGTGGATGCCTTGAATCAGCCCACTGTGAGCTGTCTGATCTGATGCTGGCCGTCCTGGCTAAATGGGGTCGCCCTGCTGCTTTGCCGGCGCAGGAAGAGATGAAAGAGCTGCTGGAGTTTCTTGATGGTGTAGCCGGCCGATTACCGCCGGACCTGCGCCACACTGCCGAACTCCTTAAGAGACTCCCCGCCCTGCCAGCGCCGGAGTTTCAGATCGGGCCGCAGGAGTACATCCCCCATGCTTGACGCCAACGACCCCACCTTTCAGCAGCAGCACCCCAACGGCGCCATCGTCCGCGACCGCCTGGGGCGCCAGTTGCGTGGCGTGATGGCCTGTGACCCGGAGACTGGGGAGGTGATCCAGCACGACCGCACCAAGCTGACTGGTCTCTGGGTCCGTCTGCAACTGCGCTTGCCGTTTCGGCAATGGTGGGGGGAAGCGGTGATCCTTCGCCGCCACGGCTTCTACCCTGCCCCGCTAACGATTGAGCCCCGGCAGTGGCTTCACGTCGGGTTTGTCAACCACTGAACCCCGCTTTGTCAACCACATTGTCAACCACCACCATGGACACCCCAGCCCTCCTGCCCTGCCCGTTCTGCGGGGCTACCGATGATGACAATAGCTTGCGGCGTGTAATTGACGGCGAGTGGGAAAATTGCTGGATTGAGTGCGATAAGTGTGGAGCACAAGGGCCGCATGTGGCTATGCAACAGTTGCCGATCGACGACATCAGCGATGAAGACTTTATCAAGGCCAAAAATTTAGCCGATGCTGAGGCCAGTGCAGCCGCCGCCACCGCATGGAACCAGCGCAGCGCCTGGCAGCATCCTCGGGAAGGAACTGGAATGGCCGACAACGAGTTCAACGCATTGTGTGATGCGCACGGATTCAGTGCCGTGGCGCGGGGCGACTTCCCCCTAGTGCCTCGCGACATGTTCAAAGCCTTTGCAGATGCCGCCGTGCTTGCAGAGCGTGAGCGCAGCGCCTGGCAGCCGATTGAAACGGCGCCTAGGGATGGGACGTGGGTGCGACTTGCTGGTGGTAAATGCGATTTCAGCGAAGAAAGCGACAACAAGGGACGTGAAGTGACGGGGCAATGGACTACCGATCTCTATCACAAACCAGGCGGGAACTGGCAGTTTGCGTACTATGACGAAGGCTTCCATGGAGAGTATAAAAACCCCACCCACTGGCAGCCCCTCCCCAGCCCTCCGCCCATCACCCCCTAGCCGCCGCCCGCCTCGCTGCTAGCTCAGCTATCGCCTCGCTGAACGTCCGCCCATCCTGCGGGGCATCCAGCGGCGTTGACGGCTGCACACTGCGCTTGCGATCAGGGAACAGGTAGCGCTCGCTGGCGGTTGGGGCGGTCAGGGCCTTTTGCAACAGCCCCCGCGCTCGTTCCTCGCTGATCCCCTCGGCCTTAGCCAGGGCCTTCACCCCCCTCTCCTGCGCCGCCCGCCAGAACTCCCCGCTAAGCAGGGTGTCACGGATCACGGGATCCTCCTCCTCCACCTCGCTGGCTGGCAGGGGAACCGGTGTG